GGACCTTTTTTGTTTGTATAGGTCTTGTATCATCAATAACCTCCTCATAAGTTATTCGATTTATCTCGTTATTATAGTTGTTTCCGAGATATTCCCAATTTATACTCTTTTCTCCCAACTTGTCAAGGATTGATTCTTCAAGAGAAATAGCGTTATCTTCAGACAAAACTTTAAATTTTGCATGATGGTCGTACGCCCATATATTTACTAGGAATTGTTTCATGTTCTCACCGTGTTATTTGTTAAATGTGGCCGAACTGTGTTCGGCCACAAAAAGTTTTATTGCTTACGCACCTTCAACGCCGAAGATACCTCTAAAGTCTGATACTCCAAACGAGTATCTTTCTCTAGCTTTGTATCTAACGTTACCAGTATCAAAGTCACCTTCCATTGCAGTTGTCAATGGTGCTCTAGTGAACATTTTCATACCATTTGGTACATCAGTGATAATGTAAAACGAATCAGTATCAGTTAAGAAATTATTCACTCTGTAACCTTGAGGAATCATTCCCATTGATGCTAATGAGTTGATATCATTATCAGCAGTTCCAGTTCTACCTTGAGACTTCATAAGTCTTTCAGCTTGGAATTGGTTTGCAGATGGAACAATCATTTTGACTGCTTTAGCTGCAATTCTTAAACCTCTTTCATCAGTCATGCCAGATATGTCGATCATAGCTTGCTCTAATGAAGTTTCATTTAAGTCTGCTTGTGTTGATAGTGTATTTTTAACGCTAGTTCCGCTCACAGTTGTGTGGGCAGTGTTAAACAAAGAAACACCATCACCTGAATCAAAACCATCTACTGTTGGTAGACCGTTATTTAAAGGTGCTGCTGCTTTTACTTGTTTAGTGTTACTCATAGATCTTGCTAGAGCTTTTGTGTATCTAGAAGAGATTCTATCGTAAAGATTATCTTCGATAGCTTCTTCAGTGATAGCAAATGCTAAAGCAACTGTTTCATGAGTGTATCTAGCAGAGTAAGATTCTTGTGCATTATCAAATGCTACTCCAGAACCTTCACTCTTTACACTTGCGTTTCCGAAACCACTTAACATTACTTCTTCTTCAAAAGCTCTGTCAGATGATTCGCTAGTATAAATCTCAGCGTGCTGATTATCATACCTTTTGTATTCCAGGCCGAATAGTGCATTCAATCCTGGCTCTAACTCTTTTACGAGTTGATGTCGTGATATTGCCATAATTTATTCTCCTATTCCTTATGACCCAGAACTATCAATGTATTGGTTCAAGTTTTGAACAACTTCAACATTACAAAATGCTGCCGTTAAGTCCCCATTCTCAGGGTCTTCAACACCTCTTAATAGTCTCCAAGTGTTATTTGTTGCGTGTGAGTCGCCGATATCTAACGTGTTAGATGACATACCTGTAGTTGTGCTTCCAGCTGCTGAGTTTACATCGAAAGTATCTAAGTAAACTGCGTGCGCTGCAGGAATATTTGCTCCTACTGCTGCATCCGCTGCTACGTGGAAGATTTGCCAAGGGTAGTCATTAACAAAAGCTACGATATCACCGCCGTCTTTTGCTGTTGCTGGTGTAATAGCACCGTTATAATGATTGTTGAACGTTGGTTTCAACGTCGACGCATCCTCATAAAAGATACCATATAAGACACCAATTGATTCAGCCGTAGCTGCATCTTCAGCTGTTACAACATAACCTGCTGTAACTTGTACTGCGCTGCCATAGAACAAATCAATGTCTACAGCGGCATCGATAAAGTATTTAGAAAGTCCTTGTACTGCAGGTGTATTACCTAAAGTACCAGCTGATCTAAAACCATATCCTGCTGTTTGTCTATTAGCCATAGTCTTATCTCCTTATGAACCTGCCCGTAAGGGCCTCCAGTTCGGTTTAATTTAATCGTTGGTTTAAGTAAAATTTACTTTTTGCCACCGAAGGTTGTGCGAGACTGCCTATCAACATTGATGGGCATACTCTTATGCTCTTCCCTCATTAAATCGTTGTCTATAGCTTCTTCCTGACCTTCAGATTGTTTTCTAAAATATTCAGTTCTTTGCTTCGCGATTTCTTCGGGCACCCTTGCGAGTACAAGGCCACCTACTCCAATCACTCCTGCGTATTTACCATCAGTGACTACGGGATAATCAGAATCTTTATATTCATCAGCTCTCACTAATTCATAACCAGATCTAATTCTTCCAGAGATATTTTTAGAATCTTGAAATCCTAAACTCTCCGCTCGTATCCATCTGTGTCGGAATCCATCCGGCGCAGTCGGTGCATCTAGAGAAGATGGAGGAGCCCACTCTTTTGGTCTTTCAGTTTTTGACCGAGTTTGGCTCGCACGTGAAGTTACTTTTTTTTCGTTTTCTTTTGTCATATGCTTATGCTCCTTCCGTGAGTTTTATTTGTTTTGCATACTCTTCTAGTGGCACACCTAATTTTTTAGCTATTGCTACCTGTGAAGATGTGAGTCTCACAGTTTTGCGACCAGATTTTACGCTTCTATTAGCTGAAGCGACCGACTGAACGGGCTTGGTCGTATGCTTAGTATCAGTATTACCAAATTTATGCGGAAAGTCAACTTTAATTCTATTATCAACTTCTTTATAATATTCAGTAGATTGAGGATCAAACCCTTCATTTACAAGATCTTTATGTATCTCGAATGCAGTGTAAGTCATCGCTCTATCCTGTCCAAACCAAGTATTTTTACTAGCCCATGCCTCTGCTTGAGGATCTGGTGCAGGTAAATCTTGTGTTGTAGGTTGAGGAGGTAATCTACCACCATCTGCTAATTGCACAGGTTGTGCTATTGGCATTTCTTGTTTTTTTTGCTCTAACTTAGCATTTTCAAATGAAAGTGTAGCAATTCTTTTATTAGCTTCAACTTGAGCAGTTGCATCACCAGCTTCTATTGCCATTGCAAGTTCTTTTTGCGCTGACTCCATTCCTAGTTTTACATTGTCTTCAAATTTTTTAGTATAATCAGAATCAACTTTATTAAATCTTTCTTGATCAATTTGTCTTTTCTGTTCTACTGCTTTAGCATATTCTACAGCAGCTTGTTCTCTACGTTCTGCTTCTCTCATCTTACGAGTAAGTTTTGCAATACGTGATTGAACTCCTTTACTATAGTCTTCTAATTTTGAATCATCTTCCGTTTTTTCTGTTTCTGTTTTTATTTCTTCTGGTGTTTCTTCTTTTACTGTTTCTTGTTCCGTGTTTTCTACAACTTCTTTTACTTCTTCTTCTGGTAAACTAACTTCGGTCTCTGGACCAGAAGTATCTAAATCTACCATAACTTCGTCTTGTTTTATTTTATTTGACTCTGGCATAGTTTCCTTCCTATGTTAATATTTATGTAGAATATCCGTTGGATCTTCTACGGTTGCTAACACTTCGTCTTCATTTAAAAGACGTACTTCTCCACCATCAATTTCTATTCGTGATCCTGCATAACGAGCAAAGACCACCCAATCACCAACCTTGCACCATGGACCATTTGGATATCTCTCTTTATCTACGTAACATGCATCTCCCATTGCAAGTACGTTTCCGCATTGTGATGCTACTTGTTGTCGGTCTATAGTTTCACCACCAAGTAAGATTCCGCCTTTTGTTTTTTCTTCCATTCTAAATGGCAGAACAAGCATTCTCCAACCTGTTGGTTTTGGTAATTTTGTTTCTTCTTTTGTAATTTCTTTTTTAGGTTCTGATTTTTTTACACCTACTAAATCTTTATTTGGTAGTACTATCTTTGGATTTGTGGTCTCCAATGTCGATGACTGTTCCTTCATTTTTCTCCTCTGAGTTAAGCAGGCCTGAAAGTTCCTGACGCACTGATTCCAGTGCATTGATTTGTCCTAATATATATCTATATTTTTCCATACTGTCAACACCGGTAGTTATGACATTGGTTAAGTTTGCTAGTTGAGATTCTAATGCTCTTTGTAATTTATATATTACTGTCTCTGGGCTCATTTAACATTTCCATCTTCTCCGTGCCTGTCTTATACGTGAGTTAGGATCGTTACGAGTTTTAGCTGACGAGTTTCTTAATTGTCCTGCACTACGTGCACAATACGACTTACGTCGATTTGCAGCTTTTGATCCTGGCTTCACTTTTCCAGTTACGGCTGTTTTTAATTTACTTCCAGGGTTTGCTCTTCTGTAAGCAGCGACACCCTTCTTAGTCATACCTGCTCCAGACTTTGTTGGTCTGTAATTACCACCTTTAGTAGTGGTTTTTCTTATAGGGTTTTCCCTACTTCTCATTACGCTTTCTTAGCTGTTTTAGCAGATTGTTTTAAAGCTTTGTCAGTTACAGACCCTTTACCTGGTTTACTTTTACCAGATTTTTTTGCTCTGTTCATGTAATAGTAAAGACCTTTTTTAACCGTACGTCCGTCTTTAGTTACATGAGTATCTCCACCTTTACCAAATTGTTTTCTCATCATTCCGCCACCCATAGCTTTTTTTCTGTCGCCCATTTTAGCTCCAGCAATTCTATCTGCTTGTGTTGGGTTAGGGTTTTTGTCTATGCCAGCTTTTACACTTAACATTCCAAAACTACTTTTTTTCTTAACGTCTTTACCTTTTTTATAACTCATCCTCATATTATTTTTTCTCCAGTGTTTTTTTAAACATTTTACCTATTACTTTAGTATTGTCTTTTTGTATTCTTTTGTATGCTTCTGTATTTGATTCAGATTTTCCTTTTTTACTTGGAAAAGTAAATTTTTCTTTTCTTTTAAACTCAAAAATACTTTGATCTAATTTTGCTTTTGAACCTTTACTTTTTTGTGTAGCAATTTTTAAATCTCTTATTGATTTTTGTAATTTTGTTTTAGGTACGTTTGGTTTAGGTACCAAAAAAGACATTAATTTTTTTCCTGCTCCGACATATTTAGACATTATTTTTTCTCCTTGTTCATTCCGCCTTTAAATATTTGTGTTCCTTTTATACCATAAATACTAGCAACTACAAGGATCCATAAATTTGTAAACCATTTTGGAAGCTCTGAAAACATCTCAAAGAACAGTTTTACTTTGTCCATTGCTCCCGGATCGTCACTTACGACTGCCCAAGCGAGCACCACGATTGGCGTACTTAAAATTATCAAAACTGCCTCGTCCTTCCAATCTGACTGACGGGCTTCTAAAAGTTTTCCTTGGTAAGCTTCTTTTCCTTCGGCCATACGAGAGGCATGCATAAGCTGTGCATCTGACATAGCCATTTTAGTCTTCTGCTTGTTAGCATAAATTTTACTACCAGCAGAGACGGCTAATTTAATTGCCGAGAACCACATACTAATACCAGGTTACGTCTTTTTGTTTTCTTGCAGCACCAGTTCCTTTAACTGGATTGCTATCACCTTTAGCAATATAGCTTTTTCCTCTATAACTTTTGTCAGATCTAGGGTCAACTACCTTTGCTTGTTCCGGCATAGCAACTTTTTTGCCACCTGTTTTATAATTCATCATAATTTATCCTTTTACTTGTTTGGTTTTAGATTTGCAAGTTCAAATCTAGCGTCATTTGCTATTTCTTGCTTCTCTAATGATGTATCAGCACGTAATTCTGCTAATTCTTCGTTCTGATTCATCTTTTGTTGGTTTAGTTGTTGTGCTTGAAGTAGTTTTGCTCTTTCAAGTTGTTGATTTGCAGTTGTTTCTTGCTGTTTACGTTGATTTTCCATTGCTTTTAAGTCAACCTCACGTGATTTTAATTTTAATAACGGATCGGAATCAAATTGTGAAGTAATTTCTTTTTCTTCCTTCATAAAATCACCCGTCATCTCAGCAATTAACACAGCTTTTCTTGCTTCAATGTTTTGTGTCATTTCTTGCATCTGTTGTTGTGCTTGTGGATTAACTGCTGCTTGTTGTGCAAGTTGTTGTAATTGCATCATCTGTTCTCTGTACTCTAATTGAACTTGTTCTGTTGCCATTAGACTAATGTGTTCTAAAATATTTTTTTGCATCGCGGCCATAACTGGTGGATTGTTTCTAACTAAATTAGTTGACATAAAATTTAAGTGAGCTGTAACATGTGCTCTGTGATCTTGACCTGGAAACGCTTGAAAAGGTTTTCCACCTAATGCATCAATGTGTTCTAATGATGGATCTTTAGGTGCAGTTGGTGCAGGTGGCGGTAAAATTCTATCTATGTCTTTTATACCAAGTGCCTCGTACATTTTTCTGTATGCATTATACAAGTTATGAATTTGTGGACTTGCCATTGCCATTTGTAATCCAGTTTGTGCAAGCGATATTCTTTGAGACATAGAAAATATATTAGGATCTGCAACAGGTAGTACATCTACTCTGTCATCAAAGTCTGCAACTTTAATATTTTTTTGTCCACCTACAACATCGTAAGGATATTCTGGTGGTAGGTATGTAGCAAATACTTTTGAAAGTAATTTAAATTCTGATTTTAAAGCCGAGTATAATCTTTTATGGATCGCTGACATGACTCTTGAACCACGTTCTAAAAGAGCTACAGTCGTACCAACAGCTGCTTGTTGGTTCCCGTCACCGACCTGCATGTCAGCAATTGACGCGAATCTTTGTCCTGCTTGAACAACAATTCCCATTAACTGCAATAAAGTTGCTGATGGTTCTTTGTATGGAAGGAATACGAAAGCATCTTTTAAATTACCACCTGGAGTATCTACATCTTTAAATTCTCCTGGCTGTATTGGTGTTGCATCATCTTTGACTCTAACACCTCTTTGTTTAAAACCTGCGGGTAAGTTTGATAATGTCCCTGCATCTAATAACTGACGGAGAGCCGCCGTTGCCGTACGACTCAATCCGCCAATCATATGTATTAATCCAAATCCATAAAATCCTAGTCCAGGCAGAAATTTGAAATGGACAAAATATTGAATTTTATTTTTAAGTGGATCATTGGGCGCAAAGTTTCGTCTTATCGACAAAACTTTTTGACTACCTTCTTCGATTGTAACGACGTAAGGTAATTTTATTCCAGTTGGTTCACCGTCTTGACCAACATCTTCAAAACCTTCAAGATCTATATTAACGTGACATTCTAATAACGTGTAAAGTTTTTCTGCTTTACCTGATTTAGTAACGCCTTCTAATTCACGTTCTTTATCTGATACTTTATCAGCATCTGTAACATCAGAGGGTTTTGATAATTCTATATCTGAATAAAAACCATTTACTTGTTGTTTACGTAAATCGTTTTCAGAAATTTTTATAACATGGATGACTGTTTCCGCATCGTCTAATGAGGTAGCCGTATACGGAACAACAAGGTCATCTGCAGGAACAAACTTTGATACAGCTCGTCCCAATAAATCATCGTAATAAACTTTTTTAAAAGTAGAACCTGCTAGAGGTAGATGAAATAACATTTGATCAAATTCTGGTTCGTATTCTTTCATTTGATCTATAATTTGATAATTCATAAAATCTTTTACTCTTTGTGCTTGCTGTTCTTTTACAGCATTTGATACACCTAAAATTTGTGTTCTAACGGGTCCATCTGATGGTAATAATTCTTTATAAGCTAAAGCTTGAAACTGTGTAACCGCTTCAGCTAGCACTGGGTGAGTTGCACCTGATGCTCCTTGAAAAGGTTCGTTACGATTATTGTATTTAAATCCTAAAAGATCTAAACCATTGATGTAAGATTGCTCCCAATCTTTTCTTGATGCTTTATAATCTTGATAATCGGATCTTAGTTTTGATCCTAATGGATCTAGGTTTTCTTCTGGTAAAATATCTGCAAGGTTATCGAAATGATTTTCTGTGCTTGCTTGGTTCACGGCACTTGGATCAAAATCAATCGTTGCACCACCTTCTTCATCAGGTGTTATTTCTACCGGTCCTTTTTGTTGTTCTGGCTCTTGAATATCGACTTCTTGGTCCTGCCCAGGAACTTTTAATTCAGTACGAGTATTCGGGAGAGCTTTATCTATATCTGCCATTTATTCTCCGTTATGGTTTTCTACCATTTTTATATAATGAACGCAACCCTTGTGAAGCTGGTCCTGATTCTGGGGGTCTGCCTGATTTATCACCACCAGATAGTCCTGCTATACCACCGCCTGCTAAATTTGCAACTCCACCTGCATCTGCAATCTGTTGCATTCTCATACTATTTAAATAATCTTGTAAACCCTGTGCTTGATTATATTTTCCTGTTGCTGGACCTACTTTTGTAATCCCATATCCAGGGTTTTGCATTCCATATTCTTCAAGTAATTTATTAAGACCAAAGGGAGTATAACCTTGTCCAAAATAATCACCCATACCTTGAAGTTCATTTTTTGCATCTTGAATATTTAATATATCTTCTGATTTCATTCTATCTCTAAGTCTGTTTCTATCTGCTGCTACACTTTTAGCTATAAAACCTTTTTCTGCTGCAATATTTTTTCTTTTTTCAAAAGCTTGATTGTAAGCATCCATTAAAGTTTTATCTTTAAGTTTTAAATCTTGTGGTTTAGTTGAAAACAATTTTTCTGCTCCACTTAACTCTCCCGATCTACTCATATCCTGTAGTTTAGCTTGTGCAGCTGCAAGATTTTTTTCTGCCACAAAAGTATTTCCACCAATTGATTTAATTGCATTTAAATTAGATTTTAAACTTTTAATATCATTTACAAGTTTATTTTTATCCCCTATCAAATTTTGTAAATCTAAAACTCTACCAACTTTACCTTTATCTCTAGCTGTTTCTAATAGTTCTTCTCTTTCACCTTCTTCAAAACTTTTAACGGCATCAATTGCTCTTAATGGTGCTGTTAAATATGATTGACGAAAAGCTTGAAC